TGGAATACCTGCCTGGGCCAGGATTGCAGCTGAGCGGCTCCCTGCGGCTGACACATGGACAGACAGGCTGTTCCGCAGGGCCAGGGCATCCGCCTGGCCACCAAGCGCTGTACGGACCGCGTGGGCCCGCTGCTGCGCGGTGGTGAACGCAGGGTTGGTGCCAGGCGTGGACACTCCCACGGTGAACTCTTGCTGCGGAATGGAGTGCCAGGCGGTGATGGCGGCCTGGCGAATCAGCCCAGGGGCTTCGTTGTAGGCACGGTCCACGTCCTGGGCCAGGCTGGAGAGCACCGGGGAAGCTGCATCCGCCTGCCAGGACTGCTGAACAGCAGCCAGGGCCTGGGCGCGGGCCTGGGCAAGATGCTGGTCCAGGTTCTGGGCAACGTCAGGGCGGTGCAGCAGCGCGGTGATGGAACCATGCGGGTTGGACTGCACCACCATGGCCAGGTTCTGGGCGTACTGGCCTACCTGATGCCGCACACTGGCAGCAAGCTGCGCTCTCAGGCCTACCTCGGGGTCTTCCGCCACGCTCTAAGGAATCGGGGCTGGCGGCCTGGTGAACATCCCCGGGAGACCAGCAGAAGCGGGCGCTGCGATCAGACTGACGACTCAGTGCAAGCTGGCTAGCTGCCACCTGGCTCTTCTTATAAGCCATGGCCTTCTCCAAAGCAAGCTGAGCAGGCGTTTTCGCTGGTGCCGCAGGCTTGGCGGCTTCGGGCACTTCCTGCTCCGCTGGCAGCAGCACAGCCTCTACAACATCCCCGTGCACGTCAGTGACTTCAATAGAACGATTCCGGGGCAAAAGAATTTCGTGCTCCGCATCATCTTCGTGGCCTGGCAGCAAGCCTTCCTCGGCCAGATTCTCCATAGAAAGAATATGCTCACCCGGTGGCACCGTAATCCGGATTAGCCAGGGCTTTCCCACCCCGTACTTCAGGAAGGCCTTAGCTACGCTTTTATCCGTAGTGGTGCTTATGTAGGCTCCATCACGCAGCACAGCCCCCGGCGTAATCTTATCCGGCAAGAATCCCCGGGCGCCCCGGTAAACCGCCACTGGATGCGTTGTAGGCCGCGCCAGCTCAAATGCTCTATCCAAATGCGGAATCACTCGGGCAGGGCCTCCCTGCTGGCTCGGCAGCAGAAAACCATTCCGCAAATACTTGTTGAGCCACCCAAACCCAGTGGACTTATACTCCCCCAGTGCGTACAAGGAATCAGGCGGCAATTCCCCAGGCAGTCCAGCATGCCTGTGCACATTCCTGCGCTCAAACGGCCTAACCCGTACTAGCCGTCCATGCTCCTCACGGACATAGCCCCGGACCTGGGCCAGCGCCAGAGTCTCCTGGCAGGCCACCACATCTGCGAGGACATCGCGGGCCAAGCCGATAAGAGCGGCATCAGCCGAGGCGTGCCCGGACAGCACAGTCCTTACCTTCCAGCAGCTTGCGCAGCGCCGTGCTCAGCTCAGGGCCATCTTCCAGAACTTCAATCAGGTACTGAGCCAATCCCGCAAATCTGGAACTGATCTCCTGAAGCTCGGGCGTTAGATAAGCATAAGAAAACAGCCGGGCAAAATGCTTGGTGCCGGGATGACGGTCCCCAATAATCAGGCCATTGCTCAAATCCAGTTCCATGCTGCTCCAATCGGGCTACCGCTGGCTGCGCGGCGGCTTCGGATCAGCCTTGGGCGGCTGACGGCCTGACCGCTGAGTTGGCCGGTTCGCCACCAGCCGGGGTCTGGCGGCCCGCTGAGCAGCGTTGTGCTTGTCCACACGAGCCTTGGCTCGCTTCTGCTGCTCAGACTGAGGAAGATCTTTGTCACGGCGAGAAGACATACCTGGTGTTACTTCTTCAGTGCTGCACCAGTATCCCCAGCCTTGGCTGCAGCAGAGGCGATACCCACCTGATGCGCCCAGGCGTTGGCGTAGGGAATCATAGCTCCGATCTCCATGTCCACCTTGCGGACATTCATCGGGGTGTCACTGGCCAGCCGCCCGTCCACAGCATCCACCAGCATGTTTGCGCCCCAGCGGTGGTGCCCGTCAATCACGTACCCGTCCTTGGTCACCATGATGGGTTCCTTCATGGCAGCCACGGCCTTGGGGTTGTTGTGCAGGAAGGCATTGGCGAACCCGGCCACCTTCGCACCCACCAGCTCAGACTGGGTGGCCTTCAGGTGCGCGGCGGGCATGGTCTCCCGGGTGACGTTGATGCCCCGGTCCTTCAGGTGCTGCTCAAACTCGTCCGTCAGGTCCGCGAACTTCCCTGCCCCGCCCGCCACCTGGGCGGCGTGCGTTCCGGGCTCGGCCAGCCCCGAGAACTGCGGCATATTGATCCGGCGAATGCCCTTGTTCTGGGCGGCGAACAGGTTGGTGCCCTTGACAGACAGGCGCCCGAAATCCCAGTCCGGCTTGTCATCCTTCCCGGCAGCCTCAGTCTCAGCGGCGTGCCGCTGAATCGCCTGCATGAGCAGAGTCAGCTCAGTGGGCCGGTTCAGCCGGACATGCTTGCCCTGAGCGAGCTGCCGCAGCGCCTCCTGAACGTTCCCCTTCACGTCGATGGGATCCTTGGCGGTTCCCTCAGCCACTCCCACCGGCCTGCCAGCCTGGCCGATGTCCTTGACATCGTGGCTGATCTCCCCGTAGTCGGGGTGGATTCGGTCCTCGTGAGGCGGAACCCAATCCTGCTCCCAATCATGTGGGTTGACCTTGTAGCCAGCGCGGCTCATGTAGTCCTGCTGAGCCTGGGCCAGGCCGGACTGGATCTTCTTCGCCTTGACAGAAACCTTGGATGCCTGGCCCGGCTTCTTGCCTGCAGCCTGCTGGATCTTAGCCAGAGAACCAGGGCCCTTGCCGTGCATCTCCCGGAGCTGCACCTCAGACGGCGTGGAAGCCAAACGGCCGAACTCCCGCGCTCCCATATTCCGGGTACCGGCAGCCGGTGCTGGGGCGGCTTCTCCAGGCTTTCCAGCACCGGCTGCGGGCTTAGGTGGCCTCTGGAACTTCCAGCCTTTCTGCTGGAGAGCCTCACGCTGCAGCCCCTGGTTGGACTTCATGACCGCCCCGGCCTTGAACTGGCCGCCCTTGCCGGGGACGCCCTCAGCGTGCAGCCCGTTGCCCAGGTCGTACAGCGCGTTCCCAGTCTTGGGGTGGGTGTAGACCCCGGTGACCTTGTGACCGCCTACAGCATCAGGATGAGACCAGCCATGCTCCATGGAGGCGTGTGGGCGGACAAACTCCTCCTTGCCCCGCACCACCCGCTCAAAGCCTTTGACCTGGGATTCCCCGGCCAGGCTGAGCATGTCCATGTCCTGGCCCTGGGCGAAGGCCAGCACCCGGGCCATCCGGGTTTCCCGGTCCTCAGCAGGCTCGCTGGTGAACCCGTCCGGGAGCAGGGATGACAGAATCAGAGTTGAGCCCTGGGACTGGGCGTAGGCGAGAATCCTGTCCAGGCTCATCTAGCCACTCCATCCAGGCTCAGGCTCGGGCTCAGGGCTGTTACGGGACAGCTCAATAAGGCTATCGAGAAGCTGGCCAGCAGACGCCTGCACCTGCTGGAACTGATCTGGCATGAGGTTCGGCGGGATACCGCTGGGTGAGCCTGGGCCGCCCGGAGGCTGGCCACCAGGGCCGCCCTGGCCCATGTCCTGGCCGAACTGCCCCGGCTGGTTTAGAGGCTGCGGGACGCCGTTGATGCCCATGGTGGTCTGGCCCTCGCCGTACTGCTGCTCCAGCAGATCCTGCTGCTTCTTGCGCTCGGCTTTGATCTTGTCGTAGTCGATGTCCAGGCCCAGATCCGTGGCCATCTTCTGCTCAAGCTCAATCATGAACTCAGGGGAGACGTTGGCCTGCTGCCCGGCTGCGGCGAGCTGGGTAAAGATCTCCTGGATAGCGGCACGCTGCTCAGCGGTCAGCTCGCCCCACTTGAACTCGGGGTACAGCCCAGATCCGAAGTTCCAGTCAATGAAGCGGGGAATCAGGTCATTGTTGATGGTCTGGGCCATGTCCTCCAGGAACGACTCCAGCATCATCATGAAAGTCACGTCGGACTGCTTGCCGAAATCCACAAGCGTGCTGTCGCCCTCGCCGCCGCCCTGGGCCTCATCAAACCACTGGGCCAGCACGCTCTTAGACATCTGGCTGATGTGGTGATTGATCAGCCCCAGGTAGTCAAACGAGGCACCGCCATCCTGCAGAACGTTGACCTGCCAGTCCGCATTAGGCACCACGATGTACTGGGCCAAACCCAGATCCGCCATGGCTTTGATGAAGCCCTGCTTGTCCGCCCGGGGCGGATTCGGCGGCATCGTTCCCACGCGGGTGCCCACGGCCTTGCGCTGAGCAGCAAGATGCGTGATGAAATAGATCTTGGAAATCTTGTCGTAGTGGTAGAACGCAGACTCAAACATGGACACGCCATAAAAAGGCCTTTCGGCCTCTTCGTTGGCGAAGTACAGCGCGTTATCCTTCGGGATTTTCACATCAATGGTGCGGCCCTGGAAGAACGTCCTCTGCCGGAATCCGTTGAAATTGCCCTGCCCATCCGTCAGAAAACTCAGGGTCTCACTCGGGCGCCATCCGATCTCCCTGAGGGTGTACTTACCTTTCAGCGGCCCAGCCTGTGGCTGCCAGTAGATCAGCTCCCAGGCGCTGAACCCATTGAACAGAGCCAGCCCCATCTGCTTGACGAATCGCTTGAACGGATAGACCATCCCGCCACCTGCGGGCGGCAGGAAGAACATGTCATGGATGAACTGGCTCTCCTTCGTCCCACCCTGCTGGCCATCGGGCGGAATAACCGAACAGCCTTTCAGCGCAGCCAGCATGGGCATGGTCAGCAACCGGTACAGCGCTCGTGCCTGACCGCTCATCCGCCGCATGGTGATCAGCTGGCGGATGCTGGGGCCGCCTTCCTCGCGGAAGATTTCCCAGCTGTCCCGGTAGGGGGTGGAGAACGGGATGTAGTAAGGAACGCGGGGGTAAGCCGACGCTGAAGTTCATATCCTGCTCATCCGGCCGTTCTTTCGGCTGGACCCGATCCAGGACGTAACCTTCCTGCCCGAATCCCTGAGCTGTCACGCCCATCCCGCCCGGAGGAGAGCTTCCGAACCCGGCTTGCGGGGGCGCACCTGTGGAACCACTTGCAGCGTCAGCCATTTGGCATCACCTCCTCTCCCTGACCAGGGAGGCGATACCTCCACGAGTACCCATATCCCTCAGGTAATCGGGCCAGTGCCAGCATCTCCTCAATGTGCTCAGGGATGACACGCCACTTGTGCTCGGGCCTGCCGATGTGGCACCACTTGCACAGCGTCTGCAGCCAGGCTAGATCATTCACCGGACGCAACCGGTAAGGGATGACGTGATGCACCCTGAGCAGCCCTCCGGACGGGCTGAGCAGACCGCAATCAAGACAGGTGTACTCGTCTCTCTCCAATGCCTGCACACGAACCTCAGGCCAGTCTGGGCCGCGCCAGGCCATGCTCATCTGGGGTCCGCCCGTCCAGTTCGGGTGGGCCGGGCCTGAGAGCCAGTAATCGCGGATCCCGGTGTGCTCCCGCTGTGATGCCCTATGCCGGATGGCGCTATAGCTGCGACCAGTCAGCTCTGCAATCTCGGTCAGGCTTACTGCGGCGTCGGCCAGCAGCTCGTGCTCCCAAGCAGCCCAGCCGGGCTTACCGTTGCGCTGCTTAGAGCCACCCTTGCCGCCACGGTGGGCTCCGCTGTGCTTGCGGTCGATGCCAAGCCTGAAAGCCTTCTGCTGAACAGATGGTTCTGTGCGCTCCAGCTTGGCTGCCACCTCAGCTAGAGACAGCGACGTATCACGCAACAGCTCCAGCTCGGGCTCAGTCCAGCGGCGGTGCGTCATCATCATCCGCCATCCACGGTGGGCAGGCTGGTCAGCTGTTCCGCGACTCCTGGCGAACCTGAAGATACACGCCAGCAAACGCCAGACAGCCTGTCCACACAGCCACACCGGCCATGACAGCGATAAGGGTGAGCATTCCGATCACCTCCTCATCAGGTGTTACGGCTGATGCTCCGGAACCTCGCCGTAATCCCAGCCACCACCCGCGAAGATGGGGCGCCCAGTTCCATCCAGCGTCACCGGTACGTGGTCGATGGGCTCGGCGTACTTGAACATGTCCGGAGTGGCAAACCCGATCGGCAGGCCGTCAATCCCGCCTGCTGGCTCCCCGGACCAGTTCTCCAGCCCCGAGCCTGGGTACGCCTGGGAGCCATCCTCGTCCTCCCGGCCACCCAGGTACACCGCACCCCCGCAGGCTCCTGCCAGGGCATCCGCCACGTCTTTGCTTCCCCCGGGGGGATGATCAATCTTCCCGTTAGGCATCCGGGACAGGGCCAGCAGCTCGTTCAGGCACAGCTCGTAAAACTGCCCTGACCCAGGGATGGTTAGCCGGGCCTCAGACGCCAGGTCCCGGACGTTGCGCCAGAGCGCCTCTCCCTGGCTAATCCCGTCAGTTTTGATCATGGAAGCCCGGTCAGTGGACACCACATGCGTTTCAATGCCGTACTGGGTCTCCATGATCTGGCGCCCATCAGCCGACTCAAACCCATCGCAGGTGAAGAGCCGGATGTTGAAGCCTCTGCGAATCAGCTCCAGGCAGAGCAGCCGGGCCCAGCGAATCTGAATCTCGCGCACTGGCTGCGCACGAGCGTCAGCGGTGTACGCAGCCAGGAAGTCCACCTTCACCACCGGGCGCGACTCCCACACGTCCACGTCGGCGCCCGTCTCGTCCCGGCCGACCGCCTTGCGATCTTCCCAGTGCTTCACATGAGCCAGGGCAATCCCGGCCCGGTCCCCGGTGATAGCCAGGTCACAGTGCATCGCATACTGTGCGCCCTGTACCGGCACCAGCCCAGGTGCGAACTCATAGTCCGGAGCCCAGGTGCGCCCGGCTATCTCAATCCGGTATCCGATACTCAGTGGCTGGGGGCTCTCCTGAAATGCCTGCTCCAGAATCAGAGGATTAGAAAAGTAGGGATTGACAGCCCGGGACGGCCGGGCTTCATACATCGCCCTTGCACGGGCTGGATCCTTCTCGTAGTCATCCTCAAACAGCAACCGGCACCGCTCCCAGCAAGCCTCACAGCCTGGGGTGTACTTCGCGTGCTCCGTGCACGGGCGCTGGATCCGGGGATTGACTTCCCAGCTTGCCTTAGGCCCGGAGACGAAGAACCTGGATGCTGGGCCTTTCCTGGCGATGTCCTTCTCTGCGTCTGACCGCAGCACCTGGATCATGGACCCCTTGTAGCGCGGCCAGGAAATGTGGATGTTCTTGAACACCTCAGGAAATCTCGTGCGGGCGCTGGACCGGAGCATGGCTACGATAGCCTCGGCCGAACGCGAGGATTCTCCCCGGGATGTAGCGGCGTGATACTTGGCCAGCTCCTCAGCTCTGGGAAAAGCGTCAATCTCGTCCGCCAGCCCGAGAATGAGGTTCAGGCCTTCCTGCGCGTCAGCATCAGAGTGGCCACTGATAGCTTCCACACGCTTGGGAAACCGGATGGTGTCCTGCAGCACCATTCGTTCGGCCTCACCACCAGCCAGCGCGTTCCGCCTCTGGCCTTCCGCCTCAATCGCCTGAACACCTCGCCGGTAGAACCAGCTGCCTTCCCGGCTGACCATCTGCCGCATGGGCTTGAAGAACGCCCGGGACGCCTGCTTGCTGTTCGATGCCACGTTGAGCATGTGAATGGTGTCCTGCTCAGGCATGTCGTAATAAACCTGCGGGCTGGGCAAGCACAGCAGCAGGTAAGCCACCCGGAGGCTGGAGACCCGGCAGACATGGTCCTTGCCGCCACCCTTGCCCCACTCCAGCTCCAGGAAGTTCACATCCCGGCATGGCGTGGACCAGTACGCGGCAATCTCCTTGTCCGTACTGGCGGCCAGGGAGGCGTAGGTCTGCGGGAAGAAAACCCGCTCGGCATGCCTGACCGCCTCATACTGAATCTCGCTCAGAGCTGGCTGGCCAAGATAGGCCCGGTCCCGGACAAACCGGGTCAGCGAGACCGGCTCCTCATCCCAGGTAACAGTCTCGCCGTGCTCCTCCGGGAGCGCGGACAGCCAGGACGCTAGCTCAGTCAATAGCCCATGTGCCGGGGCGTACCGGGGTGGTGCCCGTGATGGCGGTCGTTGTTATGGAAGTGAGGATGCCCGTGCATGGCCACCACGGCGTGCGGGTGGTTGTGGCTGCCATGGAAGTCCCCATGAGCCATCACCCCCGTATGATCCATGGACATGGGCGGCGAGCCGCCCGGCGCGGCCAGGGCCAGCATACTGGCAGCCATCTTCTCATCATCAGAGTCGCTGCCCCCAAACCCGGGAAGGCTATTCACATCCACGCCCAGCTCCTTGGCCCGGCGCCGGATCAGCGTCTGGGCAGCCTGCCAGTTACCGTGCTTGGACGCGGCGAGCACAGCAGCAGAGTGCAGTTGCTTGGCGTTGTTGATGGGGTAGCTCTTGTCCGGCAGCGAGTTACCAGCCTCGTGTGCCTTGTCCCGTTCGGCCTGGCTCACACTCAGGCCGACCAGGTCAGCCATCGTCAGCGCGTCCGCGATCATAGACGCAGCAACCTTCTTCTCGCCGTCTGCCTTCTTGCAGATCTTCGCGGCGGCGCTGTCGCTCATCCCACGCTTCTTCATGGTCTTGAACAGCGCGTGGCCGGTGTGCCCGGCGTCGTTGTCCGTGTCGCCCTCTTCGCTGGAGTCGTCATCGCCATCATTGTCCGGGTCACTGGCCAGCACCAGCCAGGCGTCCCCAAGAATCTGCGCAGCCAGGGCCAGCTCCGCCTCATATGGGGCGCTAATCTCCTCTGCGGGGGCGGACAGGCTGACACCCGATGCAGACAGGACCCTATCAAGCGCAGAACCCATGACCAGACAGCTCCTCAGTAGGCTGCCCGGTGAATCGGCCTACCGGGCTGCGGCCTCAATGATCTTGTTCAGGGGGCTGGACGATGAGCCTGGGGGCTGGGGCGGGCTAACCGGAAGATCTTTCCAGCCCTGGTCCAGGAACTCCCCGTGCGTGATTTCCTTCGGGGCCACCTTCCAAGTGCCTTTCCCGTCCCACCGAACATGCCGTCCATCAGCCAGCACTAGCGTCAAGGCCTTCCGCTTAGGGTGCTCCATCACACCCGAGACCATTGCTGATCCCAGCATGGCCGGAACAGTGTGTGTCAGCCCTGGAAGCGCTAGTGAGTGCGCCTTGAGCTGGTCCCCGAACTCCGGATTGTGCCAGCCACCGTAACCTGGACCCTGGCCACTTGGCGTGTATCCGCCACCCGCTCCGTGGCCGATCACCTTAGCCTGCTGGTCCTTTTCCCACTGCTCCGCCTTCTTGGCAGCCTCAGGATCTTCGCTCGGATGCAAGCGCATCCGGTTCCAGTTGACCGGGTAAGTTTCCCCGTTCGCGGCCTTGACCGGGTAGTACAGCGGCAGGTCACCCTTCTTCAGCGTGATCTGCTTGCCTTCGGAATTGAGCGCGCCTTCCTGCACAAAACCCTCTGACTGCTCCCCGCCCTTACGCCAAGTGACTCGCTGGCCAGGCTTATAGTCATCGCGGATCAGCGGGTGGCGCGGGCCTTTGCCCT